ATAGCCCACCGCTGTGTTAGCACCTACCGTAGTGGAACTAGTCAATGCTTGATGCCCAACAGCGACAGAATAATTACCTGTAGTCATCGCATCTAGTGAAAACCCACCAATGGCGACATTATAACCACCAGTGGTGTTGTTGAGCAGGGCATTTTTACCCAAAGCAACATTGTTAGCACCTGTTGTGTTACTGGATAATGCGTCAGCACCTACAGCAGTTAGATAAAGACCTGTTGTGTGGTCTCGCCCCGCATTTCGTCCAACAGCAGTGTTGTTGGTGCCAGTAGTCTGCTCCAATGCGGATTGTCCAATGGCAGTGTTGTGATCACCTGTAACATTTGAAGTGAGTGCGGATCCACCTAAAGCTGTGTTGTTAGCCCCAGTGGTTGTTGATTGAGCCGCATACCGACCAACAACGGTATTGTTCTGACCTGTAGAAATATTTTGACCAGCGTGAGAACCAATGGCAGTGGTGTAGGATCCAGTTGTAAGGCTAGACCCTGCTACAAAACCGACTGCTGTGGTTTGGGTGGCAGTAGTGAGGGTGGATAAGGCTGAACGGCCAACTCCAGTATTACTATCCCCCGTAGTACAAGCGTCTAAGACTAGTCCACCTACTGCTGTATTGTCGGAGCCAGTGGTGTTGTTTTTAAGGGCATCATAGCCCACTGCGACCATATAATTATTAGAGGCTACAGTTGGAGCGTGACTCAACAGAGCCTGATAACCGACAGCGGTGTTTCTTTCACCTAATGTGTTTGCTTCAAGTGCATTATAGCCAAATGCAGTGTTATCTGATGCGGTGGTGTTGCTAGCCAAAGCACCCCTACCAACACCTGTATTACCATCTCCAGTGGTGTTTTCACCTAAAGCAACATACCCAACTGCTGTATTTGTGGTGCCAGTGGTGTTAGAATAAAGTGCTTGATAGCCAATTGCCGTCATGCTGTGACCAGTGGTGGAGGCCTCACCTGCTTTATAACCCATAGCGGTGTTGTTGTTGCCTGTATAGGCTTCTAAAGCCTGAGAACCGACAGCAGTGTTGCCTACTCCTGTAATATTTGAGGCAATTGCAAGATAGCCTATACCAGTGTTGTTGGAGGCAGTTGTTTGTGCGCCAAGAGCAGACACACCCATTGCCACATTGTTTCCACCTGTCGTGTTTGCATCCGCAGCGTTTAAGCCAACAGCGGTGTTACTGTTTCCGGTAGTGTTTGCCCCAAGTGCATTTGCACCTACGCCCGTGTTCCATATGGCTGTCGTGTTTGCATCTAAAGCAGATTGTCCAACTGCGGTGTTCTGATAACCAGTAGAATTTGAGGTAAGAGCCTGATATCCAACAGCAGTGTTGTTATCACCTGTGGTATTCGTGCCTAAAGCCCCTCGTCCAACAGCCACGCCATTGTTGCCTGTCGTGTTGTTTGTCAGAGCTACATATCCAACTGCTACAAGGCTGCTGCCGGTGGTGTTGTCGTAACCAGCCTGATAACCTACGGCTGTATTGTTGCCTGCGGTGGTGTTACTCTCAAGTGCCTGATGACCAAGTGCTGTATTATTACTGCCTGTTGTGTAACGCAGTGCATAGTTACCCGCTGCTACATTTTTTGTGCCAGTGATATTGCTAAATAAAGCATTACTACCAAAAGCCACATTGTCACTAGCTGTGGTGTTGCTGGATAGTGCTGAATTACCAAAAGCGTTATTGCGTGTGCCAGTGGTGTTTGCATCTAACGAGTATACACCCACTGCTGTGTTGTTAGATGCGGTGGTGTTTGAAGTTAAAGATTGAAAACCTACGGCGACATTGTTTGAGCCATCGGTGTTTGCCTCAAGAGCCTCTCCACCAACAGCCACGTTTTGTGCGCCAATGGTATTATTTTCCAAAGAAAAAATACCAAAAGCAGAGTTATTACCACCAGTAGTATTTGCCCCTAAAGAATGAACACCTACGGCTGTGTTTTTCTCGCCTGTGGTGTTAGCGTCCATTGAACGATAACCCATTGCCGTATTTTCTTGACCAGTAGTGTTGGACAACAAGGCTTCATAGCCAACAGCCGTACCAGTTCCGCCAGTAGTATTGCTAGAAAGGGCTGAATAACCTACTGCGGTTATGTTGTTTGTGGCGTTTACTTTTAGCGCATCTTTACCTACAGCCGTGTTGTTACTCGTTGTGGTATTATCACGAAGTGCGCCTGTTCCAATACCGGTGTTATTGCTGCCAGTTGTGTTTGAAGACAACGCAACCCTACCTACACCAGTATTTTGGTCGCCCGTAGTGTTTGCAGTTAAAGCATTTGACCCAATAGCGGTATTTTCATCACCGCCAGTTTGAACACTGTCAAGAGCAGTATCACCCAACGCCACGTTGTTTGCCCCTGTCGGATAGTTACCGTCCAGTTTAATCGTGCCACCGTCAGAAGTAATGCCGCCCATCTGAACCTGCGACAGAACCTGCGTTACAGTAGCGGAAGCCCCGCCGCCGTCGAACTTCAAAAGAACATCGTGGCCGTTTTCAATCTCAAAATCATTAGAAGCATTGTAAGTACCCTGAAATACAATCAGGTTACGTGAGCCAGACAAGCTGTTGCGGATGTGCACGACTTTTTCAGCATCATTGGGGTCAAGCTGAACATATGCCGTTGCGCCAAGATCCGCGCCGTCATTAAACTCAATAAAGCGATTGCGCCCGTCAGATAGAGCGCCGTTGTTAATTAGCAGGGTGTTAGGTGAGCCCGAAGTACCCGCAGCGGCTAGCGTGACAGTGGCAATACCATTAGTCGCTTGGTCAATAATGTCGAAGTTAGTGTTAGTCGTTACACCCCATGTGCCCGACTGATCGCCGGTCCCCGGCTTCTCAATGCCAATATTGACTGTATATGTACTTGCCATGCTCTTAACCCCTTAAGCTGCTATTTGACCCCAACCCGGCGTCTGGGATGGTACTTCATCCGACCAAGTTGGCGTCTGACTTGGGTCAATGCTATTATACCCTGCATTTTGATTTGGCACAATAGTTCCCCAAACTAATACTTGTCCTACGTTTCCAGTGGCTTGCAGGCCTGCTGGATACACGTTCCCCTTTGCGTCAACGGTGACATCACCGACATCCGCAGTGGCTTCAAGACCCGTAACAAAAACAAAAGTCTCTGTTTCTACCGTTACAGAGCCCACCGACATAGTGGCTTCAAGACCCGTGACCGGTGCCGTTGCACCAGCATTGACGACAATAAAGCCGCCGTAAACAAAGCCTTGCGCTTGGACACCGCTAGGTATCTCAACTACCGCCCCGGCATCTACAGTAACGGACCCTACGTTGCCCGTGGCTGAAATACCGGTAACCGGCACGTTTGCATCGCCGCTTACCGTAGCAGTACCGATTTCACCGGTGCCTGCAACCCCCGTCACATTGATGTTAGCCGCAGCGGAGACTGTGACTGAACCTACGCCGCTAGTCGCTTCAATACCCGTGACAGGGACATTCGCGTCGCCACTTACTGTGGCAGTGCCTATTTGACCCGTAGCCGCAACACCTGTCGGATAGACATTCGCCGCAGCTATCGTTGTAACAGAGCCTACCTCGCCAGTAGCGGATACTCCTGTTACGCCTATGTTTGCGTCGGCCTGTACTGTGACAGAGCCGACATTACCCGTTGCCGCCAATCCCGTGACTGGTGCATTCGCTTCAGCAACAACCGTTACCGAACCTACATTACCAGTGGCCTTTGGTAGGTCTGTTTGGCCCCAAGGCATTTCGCCCCAGCCAAAGCGACCCCAGCCGCCAAGTGGGACGACGACATCGGTCATTAGGCTATCCGAATGATCGCGTTACTTGCATCTGCGGTTGGGAAAACAACCGTAAAGTCACCTGCCGTCGAAGTTTTATCCGCGCCAAAGTCCAAAACCACTACCGATGGATTGGTAACAGCAATAGACGTTGTGTTTGGCGTTGAGTTGTAAATCAACGCGCCACGTGCGGTAATTGTCGCCGTCGTCCAAGTCTCGTCATCAAAATCAGTTAGCGCCGTAGTGCCGCTAGTTGACGGATCCACATTAGTCAGCGCCTGTCCACCAGCAGAATAGCCTGTTCCACTAACTTCATTGGTAGCAGAATAAGCCGTTGTGCTAGCATCCAGCGTAGCTGAGCTAGTATATAGCGCCATATACATAGTATCCGCGCCATTTGCAAAATCGTGTACACCAAACAAGAGTTCTTTCTTGAAAGATGTACACATATAGTTTCCTGAAAACGCCATGTCACAGTCTCCTTATAAGTTCGGCCAAATCTTTATGGCCTGCGTCATTCAGTGCGTTGTACACCGTTGTTCTATCACTTCTTATGGCTTCGCGCATATAGAAAGTTAGTGTCCTAACTAGCTGTTGGCGAAAAGCCCTTGCTTGGTCACGAATAGCTGGGTTAGCGTTGTCAGAGATAGAAATAATCTTATCCGCGCAGCGCTCCGCAACCTCTTCAGGTGTAAAGCCCCTACCACTTGTGGTGTGAACCTCTACCTGAAACTCTGGATTTATCTGTAATGCTTCTACTTTCATTGTTTCGGCCTAATTACCATTCCTGTGCGATACTGGTCAGTAACTTCCTTAGACTCACCAAACATCTTGAGACCCATAATCGACTCACCAAACCGCTTTTCATACAGCGCCTGCATATCCGCCTCACCCTTCATAAAGATGTAAGCTTCCATCAAACTGCCATACAGCATCGCAAGTTCAGCGTTCTCGCTGAGCCATGTCGTTCCTGTACCGGCCCCCGCAGTTAAACTGGCCGGTCTATAGAAATAGTGCAGTTCTACCGCATAACTACTGTCCGGCGTAGGTCCAATAATAAAGTTGGTTAAATCGAAAACAGCATAATACCGCGGCCCACCCTCTACCGTTGGATCCGGGTTAAACTGTTGGACATAATCCGCGTCCTTAAAATCAAGGAAATTTGCGTCATTTCCGGCATCTGTGTAGGCCAAAGAATACGGTGCAAGAAAGTCTGTAGGACAAGTCAAAAACTTGTTTGAGGCTGTCATGTTACCCGACACGTTCTTCCGAAACAGGCTAAGCTGCACATTCTTGAGAATGCGCTCTTCAGTGTTACGAATAAACACAGGTATGTTGTTGATGAAAGTCGTTTCATCGTTTTCAGTGTAATCCTGAATAGCCTGCTGTAGTTCCGCATATGTAAAACTCATACTGTCACCGTAACACTACCAACTTGCCCAAAACCCTGTGCGGGCAGCAAGTTAGGTGCCTCTACTAAAGGAACCCCAACAAACACGTCTAGCGGCTCCGTTCTATCGGGACGCGCTTCCTTCAACGCTTCCGCATCTACAACCTTACGAAAAGGCCCTAGCTGCGGGTGTTTTGGCTCCCATTCATCTTTGCCGACAAGCAAACCGTTCCACTCTTTACGCATATCCTTATACCGATACCGGAACCCGGAACGGTCAGATATGGCATATGAGTCTTTACCTGTCGCATATTTAGACATCAGGTCGTCCTAAAATACTGGTATTGAGGAACGACATTAAAGGAAGCCCGATCCCGGTCTTCTGTAGCCGCCCGCTCAAATTCTTCTTCATAAATAGCCTTCAAAAGCTGCACTCGATTTGGTGCGCGTTTGACTGCAATGTAATAAGCCAGACCCGCCGCCAAGCACGGATAGAACCGGAACGGCACTTCCATCGTATTGATGAAGGTGTCGGCGTCCTCAATGCGTGTCAGCGCATCATAGATAACCACGTCCGTGCTGTTATCTGGAACAGGCCAAAGCTTTAGTTCTGGTGTAATCTGACGATCCAAGAAGAACTGGTTAGCCCTGCTTTCCGTAGTTTTGGTCGGGATAGACAAGTATTCATCCCGGCTGAGCCTCTCCAGCGCATAATCAGTGCCGCTGCGCCGCACGATAACAGACAAGATGTCAATCACGTCTGTGCCGAGCGAGTAATTACCGGTGCCTTGCGTTACCGTTATGCTGCGCTGGGCAATAGTCCACTGGTTCAACCCACGGTTAGCCCAATCCGCCAACATGAGGTTGAGCGACCGCTTTGCAGACTTAAGGTCATAACCAGTACGAACCTCAAGACCACAGCGCTCAAACGCCTCCTCAATATAATCGGAAACGTCTAACTCAAAATCTGTGCTGCCGGATGTAGCCATCTTACTTCTTCTTTACCATTCCGCCGCCGCGCATCTTTTTAACCATGCCACCGCCGCGCATTTTCTTTACCATACCGCCGCCGCGCATCTTTTTGACCGCGCCGCCTTTCTTCATCATCTTACGGGGTTTCATTGCCATTTTTCAGTCTCCTGTAAAGATCGTTGCGCCTCTGAAAGATATCTTCTGCGTTATACTCCTCCAGATACCTGTCATAATAGCCTTTTTTAACCAGTTTGTCTGCTGATTCCTGCACTTTGGACAAACGCTGCACAAAAATCATTGCATACTCGTCTTCAACTAAGTGCATAAAGCTCTGGTCGTCAATGAAGTCATTGGCCTCATCGTGTGGGTGAAAACCCATCAACCAGATGTCCCTGTCTATAAAAACGCCTTCAGATATAGCGTCGTTCATACTTTCCAGATACTCATGAAAGTCATCGGGATCCTTCTTAAACGCCATGTCTACAATAATAACTAAATCAAATGTGTCTTCCCACTGGGATATCGTGCTGTACAACACCTGCATATTGGTGTCATACTTAAACAAAATAAGGACTTTATCTTCTTCCCACGCCTTCTGGGCATAAGGACAGGGCGGTAACCCGTTATAATACGGATTAGGCTTTTGCAAGGTATGCGCTGACCAAGCTAAAATTTCTTGGCATATCTCGCTTTCTTTATCTATGTAAAATGCTGTGTTGTTCATGCTTGTGACACCGATCCTTTCGTTCTTTTGCGCCGCCCGTTCATAACAGCGCCACAACCACGTGCCACAGCCGTTCCGGGGATACTACTGCCACGAAATGGGCGCTTTGCCCTTGTCTCGTAGCCTGCAACGCCCCCATTAGCCATCTTTTTTACTTTAGCCGCTTTGGTATTAGCGACGACAGTCTTTCCCTTAGAGCCTTCACGCTTCTTTTTACGCGCTGTCGCAGCGCGTTCACTTTTCGATAAACTGCTAGCCTTACGTCTAGGCAAACAACGGTCAGGGTTACGCTTATCCTTTGACGTACCGCACGGCCCCGCGATATTGCCTTTGCTATCAATTCGGACCCAATCTTCATCTAACCACTCCTTTAATCCGCCCATTATTTACCCTTTCGCTTACCGCCTTTAGACTTTTTGGCGTAATTAGGGTCTTTACAATATTTAGAGGCGGCTAAATTAGCGTAAGCCGAGGGATAGGTATCAAACGTGCGCTTTGCCCACGCCTTACCTTCAGGGCATATCGTGCCGCCCTTCTTCATCTTAACGACGCCACCTTTTGCCATTTTTCTAACGGAGCAAGCGCCTGCGCCTAAATTAACTCGTGTCATGTCAACACCGCCACTAATGCTATTACTGTTGCCGCAAGTTGCAGAGCAATGCCGCCAAGAATAGCCCAGACCTTTACATCCAGACGATCTATGTCTTTTTGCATATGAGCAAGATGGTTGGTCTCCAACCGGTGTAAAACGGCTGTGATTACTTCAACCTTCTTGTCTAGTTCTGCAACTGTTGGCTTGCTCATTTTAACATTTCCACCTTTTACGCGCCTGCCTCAAACGGCTGTTTGGATTTTTTGCCGCTTTAGGAAACTTTTTCATTTGTCCCGCAGAACGCGCACAGAAAGACTTACGACGCTTTGCATCCTTACTACCTTTTTTGACCTTGCCTGTTACGGCGGTCTTTAACTTTGAGCCGGGGTTTGCCTTTCTGTATGCGGCTACTCCAGCTTTAGTCATCCCGGCCCCTTTTTTAGTAGGGCGGAAATTCTTCTTGTTGCGCGGGGGCATTTTGGCTTTTTTGCGTTCAGCCATTACAGAGCATCCCCGTTGCCGATTAACACGCCATTAAAAGATGCGGACAAAGCGTTCGCTTGGTTTTTATTACAAATACCCCGAACCTCAACGTCGGACTTTTCGGTTACCTTAATTGGGTAGGCAAACGGATAATAAATCTGACTTTCCACAACATCTATCTTAACTTGCGTTCTAAACACCCCACCAAAAGGCTTTACCAAGAAACGCACAGTCATAAACACCCCACCAGATGTTCCGGTGCCGTGTGTGGCAATGCCTTCGTTAATGTAGAGAGTTTTACCCGCAGGAACGGTATATACCGCCATTAGCGTTTGGTTTTCACCATTTGTGATCTGAGCATAGGTAGTGCCGCCGTTAGCTATGGTGATATTACCGGTAGGAGAAGTTGAACCGCTTACATACGCCCTAAAGACACGAAGAAACAGCCCACTGGTGGTAGCTGTCCCGCTAGCGTTCAAAGTTACTTCTTCGTCCAATTCGGCATAATTTGCGTCAAGACCAGATACCAGTACCTTTACACCAGAATCTGTAGCACCCCCTGCGGAGGTGACTGTCATAGCTACAGCGGAACCCGGATAAGCGTATAAGCCACCGGCATCCCAAATAGTTTCACTTACATTGATGATGTTAGGATTATAACCGTATTTGAACAGCGTGTTGTGATACGCTATTTGGTCACGAGAAGACTGAAGCTCAAACGGCTCCGAAGTCCCTACTCTTGATATGGAACTAACTTCACGAGCCATTCGAGCCTCCTGTTATGACAAGAAGACAGTCACGCTATCCAAAGCGGTTTCGTCTATATACAGGTCTGTATCGAAACGAATGCCGTCATCTGGAATGTTGACTGAAAAAGTGTCACTTGTTTGAAGGTCAAGTTGTAGCCTGACCGTGCCACTGGCTCCGCCATCCTTTAAAATGATGGCAGGCGAACCTGCGGCTTCGGTATTTACCGTAAGCTGGCGCAAACGGCACGGTCCACTATAGATCGTGCCGTCTCCGGCTGTGCCTACGTCCCGATATTTGGAAAATATCAGAGATCCAGCCATATCTTACCCCTCTTTCTTTGTTACAGCCTTTTTCACGGCCTTTACGGCCTTTTTAAGAGGCTTTTTGCTACCGTTAAGCTTACCCATGATAAGCCCCTATTAAACAGCAGCAGAGAAAGGAGTAGCTTCTGTGCCAGTGGCCGCAGTGCGGACTGCAACAGAAAACTTGTTGCTAGCAACGTCCTGAATTTCTACCTGCGCACCAAGAATACCGCCAGTTGTTGTACCGTCCATAGTGATGGTGTCGGTGTCAGCAGCAGTTTCAAAGATAGACGCAGTGTCGCCACCGTCGTTAGCTACAATAGCCATACCAGACATTGTGTCGCTAGAATTAGCAACCTGAATGATATAGTCGTTTGAAGTAACGGTGGTTGCTACAAAGAACTTGTAGATGTTGCCTGTTCCGCTAGCAGCAGGAAGAGTGACAGTCGCACCGCTTGCAATATCCAAAACCATAGTACGGCCTGCGTTTGCGGCAGATGTCATAGTAGCGTTAGCTGTTACGGAAACGAGAGAGTCGGAGCCAGAAATAAAACCGGCAGTGGAGGTCACGGGACCCGAAAAAGTTGTAGAAGCCATTTTATCACCTCTTGCACAAGGGTTCGCTCTGTAGTCCGTGCAATGTCAGGTGGGCTTGGATCCTGTCTACAAAGCTAAAATTACGCCCAAACTCAGTATATAACAAAAAAGGACGACTGTGAAGCCGTCCTTTTAAGTATCTCAAAAGAGAATTTTTTATGCGCCCGGTGTACCGAACACACAACGCCAGTCAGAAACGCCAAAGCTGTAACGCTCACGTGCCTTGAACCGCATATTACCGGTGTCAAAATCGCCTTCCATGGCGGTCTTGATTGGTGCACGGTTGAAGTACTTGAAGCCGTTTGGTGCATCTGTCTTGATGAAGAAGGCATCAGTATCCGTCAGGAAGTGGTTAACCACTGCACCCTCTGGAAGCATACCCATGCTCTTCATTGCGTTCAGATCGTTGTCAGCAGTAGCTGAGCGCAGGTTTGAGTTGATTACCCGCTCTGCAATGAATTGCAGTTCTTTCGGGATAATCAGCTTCATGCCGCGTACAGCAACCTTCAGACCACGCTCATCAGTGAAGCCTGCAATGTCAATCAGCATCTGCTCAAGAGAAGTCTCGTTGAGGTCAGCGGCAGTTGACAGCAAGTTACTCTGTGAGCCTGAAAGTGAAGGGTGTGCTGAAGAGCAAAGTGCTGCACCGTCGCCGATTGGGCTGCCCGTGCTGAACGCATTGTTCAGGATGGAAGCAGCTTTAATCTGCTTGGTCTGGGCCATTGAGCGGGCCAGAGCCTTGGTGTAGCGTGATGCCAGACGGTCGTACAAGTTGTCTTCGATAGCTTCCTCAGTGATTGAGAACGCCAGAGCGATTGTTTCATGTGTGTACCGTGCTGTGTAGGTCTCTTGAGCATCGTCAAAGTTGATGGCAGCGCCTTCACCTTTAACTGGTGCTGTTGAAAAACCACCGAGCATCACCTCTTCTTCAAATGCACGATCTGAAGACTCTTCATCGAAGATTTCAGCGTGTTCATTTTCGTAGCGATCATACTCAAGACCGAACAAGGCATTTAGTCCGGGCTCAAGCTCTTTCGCTAGTTGTGCGCGAGAAATAGCCATTTTCTATGTCCCTCCTTAAATGCCAGTGCTTGCTGCTGTAGTCTGAGAGTCAGAGCTAGAGCATGGAGCATTGTGGTGGAAATTAAACCGAACGACGTAATTTACACCTGCTGCATCGTAATCGAGGTTAGCACTGTCACCAGTGAGACCTACGACACGCATGAACAGTGTTGCTGTAGTAGCAACTGTGGAAATGTCGAGTTCAGCAGTGGAACGTCCATTGTCGGTTGAACCGGACGTTGCGGTTGCCAAAGATGCGTTAGCAAAGATGTTTGACAGTGCAGTTGCACGGTCAGTTGAGCTACCATCTGCGGCTACCATGAACAACTGGTTTGGATTGTCAGCAACGAAAGCCTTCACAGGGAAGTTTGTGTCTACGCTTACGCTGTTGGCACCGGGCCAGTAGTTGATGAAGACAGGTTTCTTAGAAACACTATCCACGTACTCTACGCCCATCAGAACCCCAAGTGCGGGAACCGTACCACCGTTTGCATTACCAACAATGTCGATAACACCAGCCGCCAGTGGAATTACTGGCGAATACTGATAAATCGCATTAGTGTTGGCTGCTGCAATCTCATATTGAGTTACACCAGTAGTGTTGGCACCTGCGCCATTAAGCCCGATAGGACGAAGACCAAAGGCAGTATCTTGATTTGCCATTTTTGTTTCTCCTAATCAGAGCGACCCTATCTCTGTGGGCCGCCAAAGGTTACACGAGATTGACGATCAGGTTTGTTGATCGTCATGGTTGAATGTGCATTCGTGCTCATCATGTCATTATCAACAGCCTGCATCTGATCCGCGTTCCTCTGAGAGAAGTACTCGTTTCGTTCTGCAACCGTTTCCAATGGAATACGAGCAAGAATAAGTCCACCTACTCCAAACACACCTTCGTATTTACCTGATTCGACTACCGGGGCCTCAAAGTCAGGGTACTCATCCTTACGAACCAGTTCCCAACCTTCGCGCATCTTAGCGCTGACGTTTTTAGTATCGTCAAAACCACGGGTTTCAGCCCGGATCCAACGATGCTTAAAACCATCCGGTGCAGGTGGTGCATCTAACATAGACGGGGGAGCCCACGGCTTACGCCTTGCCGTTTTTTCCCTAGATTGATTTGCGCGAGAAGTACGTTTGATTTCGCCTTCAAACATTTCGTTTTGATCTTCAGCCATCTCTCTTACTCCTTCACGTATTTCGCGTATTCTTCAAGCGGCACACCCAATTTCTTCGCTATCGCGACTTGGCTAGGGGTGAGTCTAACCTTTTTCCCACTACTGCGCCCAGATGTACTGCGGGATACGGAAGCAACCGTCTGAGCGGGCCGTTTGCTACCACCGTTAAGCTTATGCGGAAACTCTGTCTGCATACGCCTGTCAAGTTCATTATAGTAGTCATTTGACTGCGGGTCAAATCCTTCGTCCTCAACAAGCTTTTTATGTATGCCAAAAGCAGCATATGTCATCGCCTCATCTTCACCAAACCACGCATTTTTCTGAGCCCATTGTTCTGCTTTAGGGTCAGGCCTACGAGGCTGTTGTTGAGGCATAGGTTGACGTACAGCCGCCTGCTGCTGTGCTTGGATTTGCTGTGCATAGCGTTGCTGCTGTGCTTTAGCTTGAGTAGCGCGGTCATTTTCAATAGCCAGACGGGTAATCGCCCGTTGAGCCTCAATAACGCCATTTGTGTCGCCCATCTCAATAGCTTTAGCCAATTTTTCTTCGGCAGAAGCTATCTGTGACTCAACACGAGTGCTGTACTCATTGACATAGTTGGTATCCAGCGTATCCATGCGCTGTTTTAGCTGCTGTGCTTCAGCCTGCACGTTCTGAGCATACTTCAACGCTTCTTCGCGCTGGCGCTCTGCTTCGCGCATTTTCTTTGTTAGGCGGTCAATGCGCTTTTGCGTGGCATTCTCCGCTTTGTCAAAATTATCGTCTTCTGACGCCTGCTGGGTCTCTTGACCCTCATCGTCATTAGCTACGTCAACCTCAGTTTCCTGAGAGTCGTCCAGATCCAGTTCAATCTGTTCTTTTTCTTCTGCCATTTTTAACTCCTAGAAATGCAAAATGTCTTCAGGTTCTTGAATACGCGCCAAAATCTCGTCATCGTTCAAGATGCGGACTTCGCCACCATCAATCTTAAATCGCGAACCGGCATAACGGGCAAACATCACCCAGTTACCCTTTTCGCACCACGGACCAGACGGAAACTTTTCCGCGTCCTTGTAAGCTAGGGGCCCTACCTTCAGGACATAGCCAACCTGTGTAGATACATTTTGCTCATCCAAAACTTGGTTTGGTAGGTAAATACCGCCATCGGTCTTACCTTTGCCGCGATACGGCAAAATAAGCAAACGCCAGCCCGTCGGGTCTGGCAATCTTTCTAGGAGGGAACCGCCGATTTTTTCGGGGTCTAATGCTTTATCAGTTACGTCAACGTAAGCTTCCGCGAGGTTTGCGACGCCTTCACTTACGCCTTCGAGATCAAGTTTTTGCGCTTCAGTCATTGCTTCGCTCCTGTTTTTCTAGCAGGCCCTTGAGTTCCTGTTCCACGTGATCCAGAGATTTTAAATTTCCCATGAGCTCACGATACTGCTCGATGTTCTTGACGTTGTCATAAATTAACAAGTCTTGAACTGCCCTCCGCCGCTCTTTGATAATCCGAAAAGCGGCTTCGGCAAAATATATTTCATCCACTCGTATATCTCCGCGTTAAATCTGATATATTATTATACCATCTCTAGCGCAAAGTCACGTGTTTCTTTGTTCCTTCTTAGCCAACCCTTACCAAAAGTGTTAAACGTCCGAAGGCTCTTGTAAAAAGCCTCGCGCTCATCAGCCACCGCCTTAATCGTTTCCGCCGCGTCAGCGGCTTCTACAGCTTCTAGGGTCTTGGGGCCTATCGCACCGTCCGCAGTCGCTCCTACGGCTTTCTGTAGCGCTTTAGCAGCCCTTCCGGGGCCAGAGTTAACCGCCCAATCAAAGATAGCAAAGTCCAGACCCGAAGGCAGATTATCGCCCTTCACCTTGTCCCAGTAGCCCTGCTTGTAAATCAACTGCACATGATCGTCAGGAATGTTCTTCAACTCATCCACATCTTCCAACGGCCTGCCCAAGAAATCTGAGTAGGTTTTGTGCGTAATCCCCTTATTAGTTGCCCCACCGGGATCATCCGGGTGGTCAACAAAGCCGCCTTCGTGCTTTAGCACCATCTCTAGGCTTTTGAAGAAATTGGCTTCCATTAACGACCTTTCATATACTTGCTCACAGCGCGGTTACCGAACCAAAATGACATAATGGCGGCAAACAGGCCTTGAGTCTCCGGAGTCCACATAAGCGTTACAGCGTCTTTCCAATCGCCGCCAGACTCCAATACTTTCACAATAATCACGACTTCCGTCGCAGCGAACATCAAGAAGAAGGCATAAGTAATAACAGGCCTAACACTACCGCGCAGAGCGTTGACAAATCCGCCAGCGTCAATGCTTCGATCATGCTCATAGATGCCCTTCGTCTCGGCTATGTCCGCCTGTTTGTCGAGCTCCTCTAATTTTAGCGCGGAGCGCTTCTCCATCAACTCGGCTTCCATCTTCATGGTTTCGAGTTTCTGTTTGTGCTCCTGCCCCGCCTTGAAGAAATTCAGTACTTCCGGGAGAAAGCTTGTCCCAAAGCCCAGTAAACTCCCAAGCAAACTCATCATTTTCAAGTCTCCTCTTCATCTCCGCTATGCGGCGTTTCAAATCTGCCACTACCTCATCCATCGGTAATCGTAAACCGCACATTCGGATGATCCGGGTAATTAACAACCACCGGACCTTCAGGACACATATAGTCAATGTGCGCCAACAAAGTGGCTTCACCGGTAGCAACCTTGCTACGATGACGCTCATCAATCGTTATCTTGTAGCCAAACTTGTCTATTTTATCGTTAGCTGGACCGCTAAACTTAGCTATGCTTGGAACTGCCGGATGCACGATGTATTCGCTATCCCGAACCTCCAACCGAAAACTCTCAACGGTACAGTCATCACGCAGCTTCTCCCGCGCAACAATGACCTTAAACTCACCAGTTACCGGGCCGTCTGAAATCTCAAAATATTCGGGAGCCCATTCTAAGACAGGGTCTTCAAAACCAATCTTGTCATAAAGAGTGTATCCGCCGCCTATCAAAGCAAACGTGGCGGTGACAACGCCAATCCCTTTTGTGATGTTTTCAAAGTCCATCAATACACCTTTACCGAACCGTCCTTTATGTGTTTAGGCACACAATAGGCCGTCACCCTGTCATCCGGGTGTAGATAATCCAAGCTCCTATAATTCCCATATCTTTTACTTACCTGAGAAGCATAATAATTACAATCAATTATGCTGGCAAAGTACATATCGTTGCTGACGAGCCTTCGGTCATCCCCCGTGCCTAAATAAACCATCAACAAAAATACGTGGATCATTCACTTGGCTTTGCACCCTTGCTGTTTACATACAAACCAAACCACGCGGCCCCCGCGCCAACGATCACACTGACAAATCCCGCCTGTGCGTTATTCGGGTCGGGCAAGGCCATAAACCAAGTACACGTCTTGTAAAACACAATCATGTAACTGAGGATGAGCAACCGCGGAACAATCCGCCACGCATCCAATTTTTCCGGGGTAATCATGCAGAACCTTTCGTTTTGACAAGCCAAATAAACCCTATCAGAACCACTGCTCCAATAAGGATTGACCCAATTATAACACAAATCTCAATAAATTTCTGCCTGCGCTCACGCTGACGATACAGCGTCTCCTGCCGCTGCTTACGGATGTTGCCCTCCATGCGAATGAGCTCGTCCCAAGCAGATATACCCATAGTCAGGCTAATCCATTGTTTTAATTCATCTCTTTGGGCTTGCGCTTTGCGTTTAGCAGCAAAGGCCTCAATGGCCTCCTGCTCTACAGACTTGCCGTTAAATAATTTTTTGAATATAGGGGGGTTCTTGGCTTCTTTTTCCGCTTGGTCAATATCAGAAAGAGCGCCCATCCATCTGGACAGGTCGCCCACCATTGACTCAACGTCACGCCCTACTGCAAAACCTTTTTTAAGTGCCCCAAACGCCGCTGACGCGGTCGCCATCGCCGAAACTGGATCCATAACTATTTCCCGTAGTTATAATAAACATTATACTCTCTTCTTTTTCTTTTTTGGCTTAGACTTCCCAGCTTCAGACAAAGCAATAGCGATAGCCTGCTTCTGCTTGTAGCCCTCGTCCATCAGCTTACTAATGTTCTTGCTGATGGTGGCCTGACTTGATCCCCGTGCTAACGGCATTAGCTACAACTATTGTAGCCGCCACCTTTTACAGCAGCACCCATGCCACGAGCCGTTGCACGACCCATGCTCATTGGAACCTTTACGTCGGCTGTCTTGCCATAAGGAATGCGACCCTGACCCTTAATGTCAGCATATTCTACTGCCTTGGGTGCCGCCCCCGGCTTATTCGTTACGATTTTTACTGCGCCCATTCTACTGGCCTCCTCTGCCAAGTTTAAGTAATTCACGCTCCATAGCAGACTGGATACGTGCCTGTGTCTGCCGCTCTTGCGCCGCCAACCTCTGCTGGAACTGATCCGCCCGCAACTGCTGGTTCTGTGCATCAAGCTGCAATTTGGCTTGGTCATTCTGTGCGTCCGCCTGCTCAGCCTGTGCCTTAATCTGAAGCTCCTGCTCTTTAAGCTGAACCAACGGATCAGGGCCCTGACCAGACACTTGTGCAGACATCTCTTTGACCATCTGCATACCTTCAGCAACAAACTGTGCTGTAAGTCCCTCAATTTGCAGCATCTCGTCCTCAGTAGCCGCCTCGCCGCCCGCGGCCTGCCTGCTCTGAATAAACTGCACCGCCGCCTTCTCACGAGCAGCAATCCGAACGTGCTCCATGATGTGCTTCTGCAACGACATCGCAATGGCAGGCATACCACCAACCATAGGCGTCGAACCAAAGACCATATGCGCCATAATGTGCGCCTGATGCTCCTGACCCTCAAAAGCCTTCAGCGGTATCATGTCCATCGCGTCAATGTTTTCCTGCGCCGGATCCTTCGGAGTCGGCTCATCGTCAGGAATGCGCCGCATAATACGGTCCACGTCCCGCACACCAAGCGCATCGTACATATCCCGATACACCTCATACATATTGTGCATCTCAGGAGCCGCACCAGCCAACTGCAACTTGGTCTGTGCCAAAGCAATCCGCTGCGCCTGACTAAATACATTCGGATCAGAGACCGGTATGATGTCCACGCGGTCATCAAAGTCCTTACGCATCACAGTAGCGTCCGCACCCTCTACAGAATACGGATACTCCTGCGGCAAGCTCTCACTCATCACACGAGCCAAAATCCTGAACTCAACCCGCATCGCGTTGTGCAAGCGCTTATGCACCGCACTCATCACACGAGAGCCCTGCTCCAGCATCGCGATAGTCGTACCAACAGCAGCCTGCTGATTACCATCGCCCACCTTCATGTCAGTAATGGTCGCGAACCGCTGACCCGCCTGTACTACAAAGCCAAGCAAGTTAAACAGGGTTTGGTCCGGGCCCTTGAATGGCAGCGGCATCAGGCTGTCACGAATAGCCCCACCGGGAGCGTCCACATCGCGGAACTCTCCGGGCTGCAACGGGTCGTCGTCATCCCTGATACGCAGTCCACGGGCTTTGAAACCCGCTGGGAGGTTGGACAATGTACCAGCGTCGATCAACTGTCGCAGCGCCGCCGTGGCAGTCCGTGACAGACCGCCAATGGTGTGAATAAGGCCCAAACCATAAAAACCAAAGCCCGGAAGGAACTTATAATGCACAAAATACTGTATCTTGCGCTTTAACTCGTCATCCTCACGGTAATTTCGGCGAATTGCCAATACCTGCCCGTTGTCCTGACTGATGGTGACAACATATGGTACTTTAATACCTGTCGGCTCACCGTCATCGTCAAGCTCCTCATACCCCTCAAGGTCTAAATCAACGTGACACTCCAAAATAGTGCAGTCATAGTCAATCTGCGTAGCTGATGTGCCGTCAATACGGTCAATCTCATCACCCACACTGTCCATTTCTGCCTGCGCCGGAATAACCGGCACGTCCAAGTAGAACCCCGCAACCTGCTTCTTCCGCAAATCGTTCAATGACATCCGAACAACCTGCGTAATATTTGGGCAAGTGTCCAAATCTGCCGTCTCATACGGCACAATCAAGTTCTCAGCAGGGATAAACTTACTTACTGCACGGCCCAAAGTCTCGTCATAGTAGACTTTCTTGAATGTACTACCCGCCAACGGTAAGTAGAACAACATCTGGTCCATGTCAGGGGTGTAATCCTCCATCACATTCGTGATGTAGTAATTCATAAAATGCCTTACGCGCTGCGCTTGGGACTGCTTTTCTCGTGTCTCGCTTCCCATAATAGCAGTTCGCACGGGGCCGCTGGCAGGCAACAACTCATTGAACGCCTGCGCTTGAAACTGCGTAGCCGCCTCGGCAAGCAACGGGTGCGTAACCCCAGAAGCTCCTCTAAAAGGCTGGGTCCTCTCCTCGTAGTTGAACCCAAGAAGCTCCAAACCGTTTGCATAAGCATCTTCCCAATCCTGTCGGCCAGCCTTGTTGGCCTCAAACTCGCCCAACAACTCACCGGCTATACGACCAAGTTCCCTGTCGGGCATCTCCTCGGCCAAGTTAGTATAAAAATCATCACTCTCGCCGCGCTGATCCGCAGGCTCAAAATCAATAGTGACACCGCCATCCTCTTCCGGCGATATCTCAATTTCCATATTCTCCGCCGCGCCCTCAAAAGCCACGACATTGTCCATGCTGCCCGGAACCTCTAGCTCCACTTCAGCCGCTAAATCCTCTGGATCCAACTGCGACGGGACATTCTTGTCCATCATTCCGCCAATAGGTTCACGTGCCATGCGTTATCTCCTTCAAGACTAACTTACCATAGTCCTATACATATTTCTAGCAATTGGTGATAAACGAGCCGTGGGCCGCGGTCCATCAATAATACCCCGAACGACTGGTCTGGAAGAACCCCTGCTCATTGCGCGGGAAATACACGTCAAGGCCACCTTCCGGAGACCTGAATGAGCGTTCTCCCGGTTCGCGGCCCAAGATCCTGTCCAATTGCTCAAATAATTTACTATCCACCATCTTAGCTAACTGCTGCGGGGTAGCATTAACACCTGCCTCCCTCAACAACTTCACGCCAAACGCATTGTTGCGCTTGTCCATAGCCACATCTTCAGGAGTAGCATTACCAATAAGCGGTATAGGCAAAGCGTCTATACCCTCCGCGAAATTTCCTAATTTAATCGCGGTCTCCGGGCCAAACTGCCTTGCCATCTCAGCAGACATAAGCGCATGAGCCCGCGCATCTTCTAACTCCTGAAACGTCGGCATATCATGCCGTGGCCGCTGGTTACGAATGTCTTCGGGGGCATCACTAAACTCACGTGGAACCTCCGCATACCCATACTTTTGCTCCAACATCTGTTCAAATGTCGGGGCCCCTTCAGGATAATATGTCTGTGAACCCTCGCTGCTCTCTCTTCCAGAGGTGCGAACAAGATTCTGAGCCTCCGCGTTTGGCGCGTTATACAAAGCAGACAAAATGCCCGCTTCCTCAATGGCCGGGTTTCCGCCTTCCTGCATATAAAGTTCCGGGGCCCCTTTGTAACCACGAAGATCCGTGGGCCGCGAACTGAAATCCGGGGTGGACTGCCGCGTCAACGGCTCAGCCATACCCTCATACGGCGAATAGCGGGGCACATCTTGTTCAAAATACTGGCCTGCCATGCCTCGACTACGAGCGTCAGACCCTAAATCAACGCGATAACCCTCTTCATCAATAAAAGGCCGCGCTTCGTCGTCTACAAAATAATAGGCTTCGCCCGTCTCAGAGTAAGAGGGCCGTGTGCGGCGGGAAATCTCTACCGGGTCGTTGGTCCCGTATAACGCCTCGTCCATCGACATATTACCAAAATCGGTAAAACCGCCCGCCCCAAGATTTACCGCAGAATCCGCCATTAGTAATACGCCCTAACCCTTACATTTGTGTCCTCGTCATCCCAATCGTCACTGGGCAACTGAACAAAGTTACCTTGCCGGTAGCGCATCAAAGCCTGTGTCATACTATCAACCAAGTCATCGTGCTCCCCGTTTGGAAACGCCGCCACCTCCTCAATCATCTCATCGGCAAAGACGGTGTCGGGGGCCCAAACCATACCAGCCTCAAACAAAGGCGATACAGAGTGAACTCGTGTTATCTTATCATTTCCTTTGCTTGGCGTAAAGTTAACAACGGGGATGCCCATGTTTCTTAATTCCTGCGTCAACGGCAGACCAGAGGCCTTGGCTTCCACAATTACTGTGTCGGGTTCCCAATACTTATATTGCTCCAAAGCCATGTTTTTTAATTCAGGGAAATCCC